CTGATCAAAAAATTTCATCTGTTCTTCTGTATACTCAACAATATTTTCTGATAAAGAATAATTACCTGAGAATTCATTTTGTATTTGTAAAGGTAAAACTGTGCATACTTCACTTAGTTTATCATAGATTCTTAATACATTGTCCCAATCGTTTGGGTCAGCTAATAGAGTAACACTATCTAAATAACCAGCTTCTTGTAATAGTTCTGCATTTTTATAGAAATCCTCAAGTTTTACCATTTCAGGATGGTAGCTCGCACTTATAAACTTTTTTGCTTTACCATTTAACTTATGTATATAATTTTTAGCAGGTATTGACAGGTTTGTGATTATATTAGGTAAATAGTTATGATCAGATAACCAGTTTACTAGCTCAACCCATTGTTTAAAAAGAGTTGGCTCACCTCCTAAAAAATTTATTCTTATTCTTTGATTTCCAAAATATTCTGATAAATAACTAAAGCTATCTATATATTCTTCAAGACTTTTGAGTCCTAAAGGTTTAGTGTTATCATAAGCAGTGCAATAAGAACAAGAATAATTACATCTCAAAGTAATCATCCAATCTATATTTACTTGCCAGTCTGGAGATTCATATTTAAGATGTTTTATCTTCAATTAAATCTCCAGATACTGAAAGTTCTGAGTATACCACATAGCAAAAGTATATCTTTCTCCACGAGTTACTTTAGTAACTCCATGAACAAATTTATCATTTGACGGAAAAACTAAGAGTGTATTTGCTTCTGGCTTGTATGCCCAGTCTAATCTCGGAAAATAAATCTCACCACCCTCATACTGATCATTAATATAGTATATACCAGACCAAGTTCTAAAAGAAGTTGGATGTCCTGTTTGATCACCGTTAGGCCAAGAATTATCAGAATGAACACTCATTTCTCGTCCTGTTTCCCAACGAGTTAGCTCTGTGTTATCAGGAAAATGTATTTCTCCAGAATACTCATGGATGAGTTGTTGCCCTAAAAATCTGCACAAGTTCATGTAAGATTTAAAAGTATACCTAATCTCATTCTGAGTATCCAAAAGCTTAAAAGGTATAGTTCTACCTTTAAATGCTTCTATAGTCTGTGCTTTAGTAAAGTAAGGATTATTGAACAGATGTTTGTTAGCATCAAGAAACTTACAAAGGTTAGGCCAATGATACTCGTCATCAAAGACCTCTCCTCTGATAATAATGTTATTTAAACATTCTTCTCTTTCTTCGCCTGTAATAGGCTGAAGTTGGTATGAATTACTTTCTGCCAATAATCTTTCCTACATCGCCCTCAAACGTGTAGCTCCCTACATGATTAAGTTTAGTATTAGGATCTAACCAGATCTCTCCACCAAGTTTTTGCCAGCGACGACAAAAAGTATAATCTTCTGATAGATAACGATTATCATCAGGATCTAGCCATGTATCAAATAAAGCGTAGCAATACTTATTAAACTTAGGATCAATATTAGAATCATTACGATAATGCAGCTCAGGATATTCTTGCATCATTTTTTCTACAACTTCTCTTTTAATCATGAAGAAACCAGTTGAAGCATCCAATACCTCTATTGCACCATTTTCAACACGGACTTGCTTTTTTTCAATATCTTTAAATTTAAAATTAATCGCATATTGAACTGGAAGAGCTTTTTTAGGATAGGCAGCAGCCATGATTGGTTTGTCATAAGCTAGCATACGAATAATAGAATCAGCGTCAAATTCAATATCAGAATCAATAAACATTAAGTGTGTACAATCAGATTCCATAAACATTGCAGTAAGAATATTTCTGGCACGAGTAATTAACGACTCATTACGTAGAGTTGTCACTCTAAAGTTAATTCCATGTCTCATCATTGTTTGCGAAGTACGAAACATGGATAAGAAAAATTGATCTGTTAGCATACCTCCATAGCAAGGAGTAGCAAAAAAGATATTATGTTCTCTTAATTTTTCTAAATTAATTGTTGCTTGATTACCTTCAACAGCAGTGAATGCACCAAAAGAACGTTCTTTCGGTGCTTCAGTACTGTTAGCAGGTTTCATATCTGCTAAAGATTTTTTCATTATGCTAGATCATCCACATCTTCTACAGGTTTAAATTCGTCAGAAACATCTCCAGCGAAATAGGCGGTGTTTTGAAGTAACCATTCTTTTTGCTCGTCATAAGTTTGACGCTTGTAAATTTTATTTAATTCAAATAACTCAAGCTCTTTTTCTGCATCTGTGAGCGGTGCGTTATTACGTGCTGGAATAATTGAATATTTTACGTTTTGCGGAAGAGGTCCTGTCTTCTCTTTTTTGATAGTAATATCATAACCGTTAGCAGCATCTGCAGGATTTCCATAATCAGGATTTGTTGCATAGTCTACAATTTGAGAATAGATTGTAGCACGAAGGTCAAATAATTTAATTTGTCCGTCTGAACGATCAATCACATTACAAACGTAAGAGAACTGAGGTTTATCTGAATAGATAGCTTCGTCAATTTCTTTGAAAGGGTCGGGAGCTGAATTATCAAAAGATTCAGTTTCGCGACTAAATTGAAGACATTCTACAGGCATCTTCTTACCTTCTTTTGTTACTACCCAGTAGCAGTAACGGGGCATGACATCTCCAATTAATCTTACTTTAGTATCTCCGATACCCATAGTAAGCCTTTGGATTTCTCTGCGTTGTTGGTTGCCCGAGGTTTGTTTACCTTTGGCTTGATCCCATGCGACCATTTTGTTTCTCCTTTGTTGAACGTTGGTTCTTAAGTGTAGGATTTCCTCGTAACCGAGGACTCTGGTAAAAAATAAATTTTATCACCCTTTACTTCTATATAAGGGCTTTTAATATCTTTTCTTATATAGTTTTTAGCGATGTAGTCTTGAGCTTCGCTTATTCTTCTCATAGAGAGTAGCTGTAAGTATTCTATCTTTTTACTAATAGCTACATTATGTGTTAAAAACCATGGGTTAGTAAAGTAACTCATTGGTTCTATCGTTTTGTAGTTGCAAACCAGCCTATCTTTTTTCTGCTCCAATAAGCCAGTGGTAAATAAAAACAGTGGAACATGGTTTATATTCAGTGCTTTCATTAGTCCTTTAGTAGTATAAGGATTATACAATTTAGTTTGTGCAAATGCCAAGACAAGAATTGCCGCTTGATCTTTTCTTGCCTTTGCTACTAATTCATACCAGTTAAAGTATATAATATCCACGTTGTTTATACCATTCAAGACGTTTAGTTTGTTGTCTAGCAACTATACCGCCAGATAACCACCAATCTACAATCATAGGGACTTGCTTGTCAGGATGTTCACGAATGATACGACCAACTCGCTGTTCAAGCTTAATAGGATTGTTAGAAGGGCAAGTAAGGTACAGTGTATCCAGCCGATGACAACTAATACCTTCATCAAAAAGCTTAGTCGATAACACAGCTTTATATTTTCCTCCAACATTATCCAAAACATCTTTTCTTGTTGATTCATCTGTTTCTCCAATTAAACACACACTATCAGGAATCAACTCCTGTAAATCTTTTAGCATCTGTACTCTTTCTCCTAAGATAAGAGGACAGCGACCAGTGACTATCTGACTTTTGGCAAAATTAGCGATAGCTTTCAAGTAATCTTTATTGCCGCAAAGTTTGTTCAACTGGCGCGACCAGTCTCGTTTTGGATCTATAACGGGGAAACGGAAGTCTGTGCGTTTAATCTGAACCACTGGATCTTGTAGTTGCCTTGGGTCACAAGCTTCTACCATATAGGGTGAAAAGTAATCTGCGAGATATACGTGCTTTCCGTCTTTGCGTTTTGGTGTCGCAGAGATACCTATTTTAATTTTAGCGTTTAACGAGTTAAGTGCTGTTGAAAACATTTCAGCAGGACAGAGATGGGCTTCATCAACTAAAATAGTTGAGAATGCGTCTTCTAATTCGTCGCGTCTATTATATACAGATTTGTAAATACCTACAGTAATATCTTGTACGTCAAATAATCCATCTCCGATTTTACCTATCTTAGCTGACGGAAGTTGTCTTTCAAGCTCTTCAATCCATTGTCTAAATAATAGTTTGGTATGAACCATAACAAGAGTTTTAGTATTATTTTTTGAAATTATTTCACAACCTGTAAACGTCTTTCCCCACCCACAAGGAGCTTGTAACATACCAGAGCGAGCACGGCCACGAGAAAAAAACTTATCTACTACTTCTTGTTGTTCCCACCTTAGAGTCCCAATAAAGTCGTGTGCCTTATCCATCTGAACAAAATTTCTATCATCTTCTATCTCGTCCCATTCAAGTTTATGATAGGAATTTGAAGGAACAATATAATGATCATCATCTTCTTCAATTGTAGATAGCCATTCATCACCGTTGTCATAGGTGTATAGAGATAATAGATGATCTTCATCAAAAACATCTTCTTTTTTGATGTAGATTTTTTCAGCTAAGTATATCTTTTTAACATGAGCTTTGTTCATCTTGTTGCCATCATTGTAAGTGTAAACCCACAAATTCTTAATTTGAAATTACTGCCTGGTTGTTGTTCATAAACTATTATCTTAGCTCTTTTGCCGTTTGTTTTTTCGTATACACAATCATACTCTTCAGGTAATGTTACACCGCCTCTTTCAAGGGTCCATTTAATATCTTGTTTTAACTCTTCTTTATAACCTTCATCTATCCAGCTTCTAGCTAATGCTTTGCCTAATATCTCAGGAAGTTTTTGTTTAACCTCATCTCTAGACATAAATTTGATATCTTCTTTTACTAATCTATAATAAGGGATAATTTTATCACCTCTATACATAACTATAGCAGTACTCATAATAGTATCTTCTTTCTTAAACCCTCATTTGTGTTATCTAGTGTAATATCTTTAATATACCATTCATTATTTACACTTATCATCGTAGCATATATAGTATCTTCTGGAAATACTATGTCTTCTTTTGTCGGTAATTTGAAAGGGTAAGATATTTTATCTACCCAAATTAAGTTACCTTTTACTTTATTTATCCGTTTTTTAACCGATACGTGATAGCTTCTTTCTGATAAATCATGTGGTACTGCGTTTGCGTCCATACCCCATTGAGGACGTTCAAAAATTAGCTGTTGAAGATCCTTACAAGTGCAATCAAATTGAAGTCGTGTGTTTAATTGTAAGAGTCTAGCAAAATAATCGCCTTCCAGAGACTTATCATCTACTGTTTCTCTGTGACTAGACAAGGTTCTATTTACATAGATTTTATCTAAAGTAAATGATATATTCTCTGGTTTTTTATATAATCCGAAAAATGGGAATACAATGTTTCTAAATGTCTTCAAGCTCACCCCAACTAGGACCAATCTCAAAATCTACTTTAATAGGACATCCTGGAATTGATAAACCTCTATCGGTCTGAATACAGCGACGAGCATTTTCAATATACTCCTCAACTAAATCTTCTCTTACTTCTGCCACAATAGAGTCATGAACTACAGTAAAAGGCTTGATTGCTTCAAGATAGTCATTTTCTTCAATCCACTGTATCAGGTCAACAACACCTAGAATATTAATATCAGAGGCAACAGACTGTACTAAAAAATTAACCCCTGAACGAATAGCATGTTTAGCAACACCCCGATTCGGAGACTTTGCTTCTGGTAGTCTGCGTTTACGTCCGAAGAACGAATAAATAAAAGCATGATTCTCAATCTGTTGGTTTGACGCATCAATAAACTTTTTAAGTGCTTTTGCTTCTGAGAAGTATTTATTGATAAATTGTTTTGATTGAGGTACGGATATTTCTTCTCCTGGTTTAGCGTCTTTATTTACCGTTTCTGCGATTTTTGCTGGTCCTGCTTGGTACATAATTCCAAATGTAATAGCTTTTGCATATTGTCGCTCATTTGGGTATTGTTTTTTAACTTCATTAACTTCGACTGGGAGATTGAACATTTGTTTAGCAACATACGAATGAAAGTCGAGTTTGTCAATAAAAGCTTTTTGTAAAAACTGGTCTCCAGATAACATCGCAGCATAATATACTTCAGCTGTACCAAGGTCACACTGGATGATTTTATATCCAGGACGTGCTCTGAAAAGTTTTTTGATGTCTTTATTATCTCTCGGAATGTTTTGGTAGTTGAGATTACCACTAGAAGATAACCTACCAGAGGTGGTCCCATGAATATTAAAACCTGATCTAAGACGCCCATCGTAATCTACTCCATTTCTAATGTTTGAAATATAGGTACCAGCAAGCTTGGTCTTTTCTCTAAGATCAAGAATAGCATCTGCAAGAGGGTGTCCCATATTAGCTAGTACTTCTTTATCAGTAGAGGGGGCTCCAGTATCTGTTTTCTTAGTAACTTTCATATTTAGGATATTAAAAAACAGCTCACGTAGATGATAAGTAGAGTTCGGATTGAAGTCTTTACCTTGAGTGCGTTCAAATCTTTTAACAGCCTCACTCATCATAATTTCTTCAAGACACTCTTCCATATCAATCGTATATTGTTCTGTCAAAAAAGCGACCTGATCAATATCAATGGGTCCGCCATTCTTCTCTAGTCTTTTCATGGCGTGAGTGGCAGGCATCAAAATAGTTTTATATAGTTTATTAAATTCTTCACTTTTTTGTACGAGCGGCTTAAACTTCATATATAACTGAAAAGTCGCATCTGCGTCTTTGCAAGCATAAGGAGCTAGAATATCACTAGGTAACATACCATAATTAAAGTCAGCAAGCTTTACTTTATTTTTACGAGCCCACGACTTTTTATAATCATCTAGTTCCCTCTCATAATCTCCAAGATCTGTAAATCGTAAAGCGAGAGGTTTTAGACCATGCGTGCCAACAGACTCTTCAAGACAGTAGTGAAGAAGCATAGTATCTTCGTAATCAGGAAATTCAAAACCAAGTTCTGTTTCCATATAGTTTGTATCAAACTTTGAGTTGTGGAAAATACATTTACGATTCACAAACAAGTTATGAAACCATTGTTTATTTGCATTTACAATATCAATAGAAACATACAGACCTTGATGAGGACGAGTAGAGATTGCTATACCTAGAATTGTACCAGTCATGGGAGATACTGAAGTAGTTTCAATATCAACAACTAATGTAGGTGCGTCTTCTAACTCTTGCTTATATTTGGCAAATTGTTCAGCTGTTTCAATAAAACAATAATCTTTTTCATGTGTTTCTAAGTCATCTCCTGAGAGAAGCTTTGGTATTTGGGCAAAAGCACGTTTAATTTCATCATCAAGCTGTGGTTTAATGATAGTAATGTTAGGATGCATGATTGGAAGGTATTTCTTTTCAATAAATACTCCATTATACTTTTGAATGCCTGTCATACCTGCTACGTATTTTAGCGAATCAGCACCGATAGGACATAAGATTTTATATCCTTTAAGCTCGTCCATATCTAAATCTAGATCTTTCTTAAGAATTTTTTCTTTGTTTCCAGAGTGTAAAAATTTTACATCATAATCAATACCGGCTAGATATTTATCAATTACTTTATTTGGGTCTTTTTCTGCTGTACTAGCAAAAACAAAACATACATCACTCATTTTAAAAATGCCTCCGCTTGTCGCTGTGTTAACTCACCTGGGTCTACGCCTACTGGTAGCTTTATATTACGTGATAATATATCACGGGTATTAAGAAGTTCTGCAATTTTACCTGCTGCCATCTGTCCAGGAGCATCAGGATCCATTAGTATATCTACTCTTGTTACTCCAATTCGGTCTAGTATTTCCAGCTTCTTGCGATTGAAGTTTGAAGCCCCAAAGAT